TACAAAAGTACCTGAATCGGATGTACCGGTTCATGCACCAACGCATTGTGGATCGCATTCAAGGTTTAGAAAATCTTGTCCACAGTGTATTGCAATAACAACATAAGGAGAAAAAAATGCCAGGAATGAAAAGACCAATGAGTAGAGCAGCCGCTACGAAACAAGCGCGAAGAATGGGTAAACAAGCGATGACATCAGATGCCGCTTATTCTATGATGAAAAAAGGCGGAAAAGCTAAAAAGAAAAGTAAATTTCCAGATCACTCAGGTGATGGTAAAATTACTAAAAAAGATATTTTAATGGCTAAAGGAATAATTCCTAAAACTAAAAAGAAAACAACGAGGAGAAAATAATGGCTAAAGCAACTCACAAAACTAAAGATGGTAGAACAGTAAAGAAAGGTCTTTACTACTACATGAACAAAAGAAAAAAAGCTGGAACAAGCAGACCTGGTAAAGGAACTGTTTCTGCAAAAGCTTTAAAAAGATCTGCTAAGACAGCTAAAAAAGCGTAATGGCCGAAAATCCTATAAGACGAACTACCGGTAAAGGTGGTAATTATAGAAAAACAAAAACTGGGGCAGGTATGACTAAGAAGGGTGTCGCTGCCTACAGAAGAGCAAACCCTGGAAGTAAACTAAAAACAGCCGTGACTGGTAAAGTGAAAAAAGGGTCAAAAGCTGCAAACCGACGTAAGTCGTACTGTGCTAGAAGCGCAGGTCAATTAAGAAACTCGTCAGCAAAAACACGTAACGATCCTAACTCACGTATCCGTCAAGCTAGAAGAAGATGGAAATGTTAAAAAAGAAAAAAATAAAAAAAGTTATAAAAGGTTTGCAGAAAGCATCTAAAACGCATGCTAAACAAGCTAAAACTTTAAAAGGAGTTATACGTGGAACCAGAACAAGTACTAAATAATTTAAGAAGAGCAATCAAACGAAGAGTAGATCAACTAGCACTAAACGTAACGTCTGGTGGGGTTGACAGTATGGAAACATACAAGTATATAATAGGGCAGATCAATGCATTGGAGTCAGTGCAACAGGAAATCTCTAACCTGCTAAACGATAAGGAGCAAAATGAAAACAGAGGAACAGTCATCAACATCGGTGACAAAAAAAATAATAACTCCAAATAAAGAATTAGTTGGGTTAAAGAAATCAGAAGAACAAAAAGAAGTTACAAAAGAAAAAGCAAAACTTCCTCAACCAACAGGTTGGCGTATGTTAGTTTTACCATTTAAAATGAATGAAAAAACTAAAGGTGGAGTTTTACTTGGACAAGAAACAATTGAAAGACAACAGGTAGGATCACAATGCGGAAACGTATTAGCGATGGGACCTGATTGTTATAATGATAAAGCCAGATTTACACAAGGTCCATGGTGCAAGGTCGGAGACTGGGTAGTCTTCGCACGTTATGCAGGATCTCGTATTGAAATTGAGGGTGGGGAAGTTCGTCTTCTTAATGATGACGAAGTACTAGCAACTGTGCAAGATCCAACAGATATCTTGCATAAATTTTAACATAGGAAGGATACTATGCCAGAGGAAGAAAAGAAGACAGTAGATATTGATACATCCGGTCCAGAAACCGAAATCAATATACCAGAAGAAAAAGAAGAAGCAGTAGTTGATACTGCTCCAGAAACAAAGGAACAAGAAACAATTACAGAAGAAAAAGCAGAACCAGAAAAAAAGGATGATGAAAAATTAGAAGATTACAGTAAAGGTGTGCAAGCGAGAATTGCAAAACTTACGCGTAAGATGAGAGAAGCAGAAAGAAGAGAAGCTGCTGCTGTCGAATATGCTACTGCAATCGAGAAAAAAAGAAAACTAGATCAGGAAAGATTTAACAAAGTTGATTCTGACTACACTGCTAAATTTGAAGAAAGTGTAAAATCTGGAATGGACATGGCGCAAAATGAATTAGCGCGTGCTATTGAATCAGGTGATGCAACAGCTCAAGTAGCAGCAAATAAAAAAATTGCTGAGTTAGCTTTCGAGAACGCTAAACTTCAACAATTAAAACAAGATAAGCCGGTTAAACAGGAAACACCTGTTAAACTGTCAGACGGTGGACAATTACCAAATGAAACCCCACAACAAATGCCTCAAGCTGATCCTATGGCTGAAGATTGGGCTGCAAAAAATAGATGGTTCGGAACAGATAGAGCTATGACATTTACTGCATTCGAGATTCACAAGGATTTAGTTGATAAAGAAGGTTATGATCCTAAATCAAACGAATACTACGAAGAGATTGATAAACGGATTAGAGTTGACTTTGGGCACAAATTTGATAATACTGAAACTAAGCAAACGAACAGGGCCGTTCAGTCGGTAGCTTCGGCTAACAGAAGCTCAAAACCTGGTCGCAAAACTGTGAGACTCACATCATCACAGGTAGCAATAGCTAAAAAATTAGGTGTGCCACTCGAAGAGTATGCTAAACAACTAAAACTCACGGAAGGAGCATAGTATGAAAAAAGACGAAAATAAAACTTCTCGTGCGGCTGTTACTCGGTCAAAAACTGAAAGACCAAAAGAGTACAAGCCCCCATCATCTCTAGATGCACCACCAGCGCCTGACGGATTTAGGCACAGATGGATAAGAGCAGAGTCACTAGGTTTTAATGACACCAAGAATATTCATGGGAGATTAAGATCTGGATATGAGTTAGTGAGAGCTGACGAATATGATTCTCAAGAATATCCAACTGTCTTAGACGGAAAATACGCTGGAGTGATTGGAGTAGGTGGCCTTCTCCTGGCAAGGATACCGGAAGAACTCGCACAGGCTCGAATGGACTATCAGAGAAGACAAACTGAAGGTCAAGACGAGTCAGTAGAAACCGACTTACTGAAGGATCAGGATAAAAGAATGCCTATCAAAATTGATAGAAATTCTAAGCAGACTTTCGGTGGTACAAAGAAGTAATTCTTAAACTATCCGAAATAATATCAACCGAACTGGAGGCCGTTTTACGACGGCAGGTTCATAAGGAGTAATAACTATGGCAAATAGAAACACACAAGGTTTTGGTTTGATTGCACAAGGTACTGTTGGTTCAACACCAGCTACTGGCGGTCAAGGCAAATATCTTATCGATGCTGGCATGGGTGTTGACTTGTTCCAAGGGACAGCTGTAAGAAGCGCCGCTGGATACATTGTTACTGCACAAGCTGCCATCACTAACACTTGTATAGGTGTGTTGAATGGAATATTCTATAACGACGCTTCAACTAAGAAGCCGACGTTTGCGAATTTCTACAACCAACCTATTACTCCAGCTAATAGCGAAGATATAACTGCTTTTGTAATTGACAATCCGAATCAACTTTTTGTTGCTTCAATTGACGCTGCAGCAGCACAGGCTGAATATGGTAAAACATATGGTCTAACTGTAACAGCGGCTGGATCAGAAATTTCTGGTCAGTCAAGTTCAGAGTTAACTTACGCTACAAGGCATGCAACTAACAATCAATGGAGATTGGTAAGAACTGCAGAAGACCCTGAAAATAACGATATCGCAGCAGCGAATTGTTCAGTGGTAGTCGCGCACAACTTAAACCAATATTTCACTGGTGCGGTTACATGGCAATAATAGGAGCATAATATGGCAATATCACGAGCACAACTAGTTAAAGAACTAGAACCAGGCCTAAATGCTTTATTTGGGCTGGAGTACAAAAGGTATGAAAATCAGCATGCTGAGATTTATACAACAGAATCATCTGACAGAGCTTTTGAAGAAGAAGTAATGTTAAGTGGTTTTGCAAACGCAGATGTAAAAGCAGAAGGTCAAGGAATTGCGTACGACGACGCGCAAGAAACTTACACTGCTAGATACACAATGGAAACGATCGCGCTAGCTTTCGCTATCACAGAAGAAGCAATAGAGGACAACCTTTATGACAGACTTTCTTCTAGATACACAAAAGCTTTAGCAAGATCTATGTCCAATGCTAAAGAAGTTAAAGGCGCAGCAGTCTTGAACAATGGTTTACCCGGCGTAGCCGCGGCATCAGCGTTCCAAACTGGTGATGGCGTTAACTTACTTTCTACAGCACACCCAACTATCGCGGGTACTGTAGCAAATACTTTAGCAACACAAGCAGACTTAAACGAAACTTCATTAGAGCAGTCTTTGATTGACATCGCTGCAATGACTGATGAAAGAGGTTTAAGAATCGCAGCTAAAGGAGTTAAAATGATAATTCCTTCTGCGAATCAGTTCAACGCTGAAAGACTTATGAAGTCTCAAGGTAGAACTCAGACTGCTGATAATGACATCAATGCAATCAACAGCATGGGAATGATTCCTCAAGGTTACAGAGTGAACAATTTCTTAACTGACCCTGATTCATTCTACATTATCACGGACGTTCCAAATGGTATGAAAATGTTCTCAAGAACTCCGTTGACTACGTCAATGGAAGGAGACTTTGATACTGGTAACGTTAGATACAAAGCTAGAGAAAGATACGCGTTTGGCGCATCTGACTATAGAGGTATCTTCGGTTGCGAAGGTGCGTAAGCATAACTAAGTAATTTTGTGGCCGGACATAGTTCGGCCACATTCAACAAATAACATGGTGAGATTCATGAAAACATTCACAGTAAAAATATGGGCATACGATCATTATGGAAAATTTAATGTGGATGCTGAAGATAATGCTATTTCTCTTGAAAAATCAATCCTTGACAAACTAGGAGAAAAAAGTATAAATTGGGAGTATCTCGGAAACAACTATAATAACGAGATAAATCGAATAACTTATGAGGAGGTTATTGATGATACAAGACCTATACAAACAAAAAAGGTCCTTGG